CAGGGGGCAATGGGGGCGGCGCTCCTGAGAGGCGGATCTGGACCAACAGCCAGATCAAACAGTTCTTCGACGATAAGGCGCGCGGCAAGTGGCGCCACCGGGAAGACGAGGCGCTCCAGCTGGAGACCGACATCTTCGCGGCATCGGCCGAAGGGCGCATCCGTCAATGATCTAATCTCGGAGGCCGTCAATGCCTATTGCACAAGGTACGCCATATCTGGGATCGGCCGCGAACCCCGCCTATAGCGGGGCGCCGGCTGGTGGCGTGTTTATCCCGGAAATTTGGAGCGGCAAGCTGATCGAGAAGTTCTACGCCGCGACGGTGCTTGCTGCCATCAGCAACACCGACTACGAGGGCGAGATCAGGAACTTCGGCGATAAGGTGAAGATCCGCACCAAGCCGACGATCACTATTCGTGATTACCAGCTCGACCAGGTGCTGACCGTCGATCGTCCGTCCTCGACCGCCGTCGAGCTGACCATCGACTACGCCAAGTACTTTAACCTGGTGCTCGACGACATCATGGAGCGGCAAAGCGACATGAATTTGTTGTCGATGTGGGCGGACGACGCGTCGGAGCAGCTCAAGATCACCATCGACGCGGCGGTCTTGTTGGGTATCGACGCCGGCGTCGACGTTAAGAACAAGGGCGTCACGGCAGGCAAGGTCAGCGGCAACGTCAACCTTGGCGCTACCGGCGCGCCGGTGATCCCGACGGGTCTGACGATCCTCGACTCGATCGTCAATATGGGTCAGTGCCTCGACGAGCAGAACATCCCGGAGACCGGGAGATGGCTAGTCATCCCGCCCTGGATCGGCTCGTTGATTAAGAAGTCGGACCTGCGCAACGCGTCGATCTCGGGTGACGGCGTGTCGCTGGTGCGCAACGGGCGGCTCGGTATGATCGACAGGTTTACCCTCTACAGCTCTAACCTGCTGCCGACGGTGACCGATACGACGCATACCGTGACACGTGTCTTTGGCGGCCACCCGGCCGGCCTCACCTTCGCCTCGCAGATCAGCGAGATGGAGACGCTGCGTTCCGAGAGCACTTTCGGCACGCTGCTGCGCGGCCTGCAAGTCTACGGCTACAAGGTCATCGACGGGACGACCCTGGTTGAGTTGTACGCGGCTCCGTCGTAACCGGTATCTACAGCTTCTGTAGACCGTTCCCTACGGTAGGGAGAGCTTAAACCCTCCCTACGGAGGCGCAGATGAAGACTATCGGTGACTTGCTCGGCGAGGCGCGCGAGATATTGAACGACACCGTTCCGATCTCGGGCGCCCCGCGCTTCCAGGACAGCGCCCTGGTGCACGTGCTCAACGACGCGTTGTACCAGACCCGTACCAAACGCCCGGACGCGTGGCTCGGCTTCGGGCTGCGCGTCCCCGTGCCGCAATACGTGATGCCTGCCGACTCGGCTAAGCCGTTCCCGATCAGCGATATTTTGTTTTACGCGCCCTGCCTGTTCTACGTCGTCGGGCGCTCGGAGCTGACCGAGGACACTTTCAGCACCGACGGGCGGGCGGTGTCGCTGATGAACAAGTTCGTCGCGCAGATCCTCTCGGTGCAATCATGAGCGGACCCTCCTCGACCCCGATATGCGAGCTGCCCGGCTACCTGTCGCCGGAGCCGGGCGTCGACCGGCTGTTCGACAATGTCGGGGCGGTCATTCCCGGGCTGACCACCGAAGTCCTGTCGATGGTGATCTGGAACACCATCGAGGATTTCTACATGATGAGCACTTATCGCCGGGAACATATTTACTGGCGCATGGACCCTGGTGTCCTGACGATCAGTTTTGATCCCTACGATCAAGACTGGCGCGTGTCGCGCTTCCTCGGGTTCAGCGGCCTCGACCGGGTCAAGTTCGAGCCGCCCGGGCGTATCCGCGACCTCACCTCGCCGCCGCCCACGACGGCGCGCAGCGGCGAGATCCTGCTGTCGCTAAAGCCCAGGAGCATTAATACGACGCTGCCCTACGATGTGTGGACGACCTATTTCGACGTGCTCTACAACGGCGCGCTGGCGCGGCTCTACATGCAGCCGGCGAAGCCTTACAGCGACATGAAGACGGGTGCGGTCTACACCTCGATGTACCGGAGGGGTGTCGCCAGTGCGCGCGCCGACGCGCAGGCGGCGCACGTCCGCGAGGGATCGAGCTGGAGCTACCCCTATTTTGCGGCGGGTGGTTATCCCAGCGGGCGCGGCGGCGGCCACTTCCCAGGCCGGTGGTAGGAGGCTACACCGATGGACGGCAGCGGCGGCGACTATTTCTTTAGTGTGCTCCCGGACACGGTTCAGCCGTTTGGGCCGGTGCGCAAGAAAAATCTCGATGTTACTTTGCTGATATTTGATTTTACCTGTTGGCTTAACTCAGGTGAGACGATCAGCACGATCTCGATGCCTTCCGTTCACGTCGAGGCTGCGACGCCGGTACCGCCCTGGCAGAACGACTACCCGCTCGACAACACTAGCGCGTACCCGCCCAGCGACACCTACACGTTGACGATCCAGTCGTCGACGATCGCCTCGTCGTCGACCCAGATCCAGATCCTCGTCGCGGCGGGCACGCCGGGTCTCAGCTACGTCGTCTCGGCGGTCGCGACCTCGAGCGCGACGCAGTCCCGTCACAAGCAGATCGACTGCATCGTGACTATCGAGATGCCGCTTAACTTCGAGCTGCTCAGCGGGTCACCAGGCGGCCCTACGAGCATCGTCCGCGAGATCGACACGGCGGCGCCGTTGACCGGCGGCCCGATCACCAGCAGCGGCACCATCGGCCTGGCGACGCCGCTGGCGATTAATTACGGCGGGACCGGCGGGGTCACCGGCAACGCCGCGCTGGACAGCCTCTCGGCGACTGCCGGGGCGACTATCGGCACGCTGCAGCGCAGCGGGTCCGGCCTGTGGAGCGTAGCAGCCCCGGCCCCGCCTACGAACCAGACGATTACCCTGTCGGGCGACGTCACCGGCTCCGGGGCCGTGGCGATCACCACAACGCTGGCAACGGTCAATGCGACCGTCGGCACGTTTCAGGGTCTGACGGTCAACGCCAAGGGCCAGGTCACCGGCGCCACCAACCAGTCGTACCTCACCACCAACCAGGCGATCACCATCAGCGGCGACGCCACGGGTACGGGTACGACGGCAATCCCCATCACCCTCAGCAACACCGCGGTCGCCCCCGGTAGCTATACCAACACCAGCCTGACAGTCGATCAAAAGGGGCGGATCACCGCCGCATCGAGCGGCATCGGCGGCGGCGCCGCGGTTGTGGTCAGCGACACGCCACCGGCGACCCCGGCGCAGGGCAACCAATGGTGGGACAGCGTCGGCGGGCAGCTTTACGTCTATGTGAATGACGGGACGTCCAGCCAGTGGGTCGCGGCGACCAATGTCCCGTTGGCGCCAAATGTCATCTTGCCCCTGACCGCCAACGCCGTTCTCGTCGGCAACGGCTCCAACCCCGTCGTCGCGTCGGCGATCACCTCGGACAACGGCTCGACTTTGCGGGTCACGACAAACGCGGTGATCGGCAACGCGGTCGTATCGCCCGCAGCCCACAGCCTGACGATAAACGGCAATGCCGGTACGCCGCAGGCCCCCCCGGCCGGAATGTTGTTGCAGGTAGCCGGGGTGGACGGCACCGCCACAAACACGTTGATCGATGCCTATGGCGCGGCTTCCGCCCTGACTTTTCGGCGGGCCGATGGAACTGCTGCGGCACCGACGGCAATTCAACTCAACGATTATATCGGGGTTCTCAATTTCATCGGTCGCGGCGCCGCGAGTTACGGCTTGGGCCGCACGGTTCTCGGGGTGCGGGCGTCGGAAACTTGGAACGACGCGGCGCAGGGAACGCAACTTCTCCTGAGTACGACGGCAAACGGCACAATCGCGCCATCGACACCACGGGTCACGATCAACCAGGGCGTCGTCATCGGCAACACGGCCCCTGACCCCGGCCAGGGCGGGTTGGTGCTCAACGCCAACGCGGCGGCGCCGCAACCGACGGCCGTCGCGCCGCAAGCGTGGGTCGCGGGTCTCGACGGCGCCCAGGCCCTGGCGATGGTCGATGGATACGGCGCATTGCCGTCGCTGTTGCTGAGACGGGCGCAAGGCACGGCGGCGGTGCCTGCAGCGGTTGCGTCGGGAAGCAATCTCGGCGCCATAAATGCCGCCGGTTTTGGCGTCTCGACCTACGCTACATCGGCGCAACTCGCCTTCGGCACGCTCGAAACCCAGTCCGAGACAGCGCGCGGTATGCAGATCACGAGCGCCACGGCGGCGATCGGCGCGACCTCGGTTTTGACGCGAACGGCGGTGCGGCAGGGCTTATTGGTTTTCGACGGCTCTGGCACCGTCCCTTCCGGCGGCACGGCGGGCGACATGGGCGCCGGTACGATCAACGTCGCCGGTTCCTACTACATCAATGGCGCCAACATCGGCGCCGGTCACCTTCCCGGCACCCAGACCAATGACAACGCGGCGGCGGGCCAGGTCGGGGAGGTCATTTCGGCTCTCAATGCCGGCGGGACCGCTTGCACCAACGGCGTGGCGACAACGATCGCGACACTCAACCTCACGGCTGGCGATTGGGATTTACAGGGTGAGGCGTGGATGATTGCTGGTGCCGGGATGACCCTCGTTCAGGCAGCGATCAATACCGTTGCGGCGGCGCTGCCGGGATCGCCTTCGCTGGCAACGTCCATTGTCACGGCCGGAGTCACTGGCGGCGCGACGGAAGGCACCATAATCCTCGCGCTTTGCCCGGTGCGGGTCAGCTTGACGGCAACGACCAGTTATTTTCTGGTCATGGCGCAGGGCGGCGCGGCGTCGGCCACGGGACTTGGGAAACTTTATGCGCGGCGGGCGCGCTGATGAGGGTGGCATGATCAATTTTCCCGATACCCCTACCCTCGCCCAGATCTTCACCACGGCTGGATCGTCCTGGCAATGGGATGGCAACAAGTGGGAGGGAGCGACTGTCGCCAGCGGCGGGCCTTACCTTTTGCTCACCGGCGGGACCTTGACCGGGCAGCTGACGGTTAATCCCAACATCGTCATCGGCAACGCGGTCACCAGCCCGCCAGCGACATCGCTGATCGTCAACAAGGCGGCGTCGACGCCGCAGGTTTTTGGTGGACCGGCGCCGGTCACCTGGGGTGCAGCCGAAGTTAGCGTGTCGGCTCTCATCGACAGCTACGGCGCAGGCGGTGCGTTTTACATCGGCCGCAAATCGCGCGGTACGGCGGCGGCGCCAAGCGCGGTGCAATTGGGCGATAATCTGGTCACGCTTGGCGGCTATGGCCGTGCCGCGACGCTTTACAGCGGCATTGCCGCTCGCATGGATGTGGTTGCGACTGAAAATTGGAGTGATGCGGCGACCGGGACACAATTCGCGTTTACGACAACGACGCCGGGAACACCGACGCCGGTTTCCAGGGTGCGAATTAGTCAAGGTGTCGTGGTCGGCAACCCGGCGCCCGACCCCGGCCAGGGCGGGCTGGTGCTCAACGCCAACGCGGCGGCGCCGCAGCCCACGACATTTACGCCGCAAATTTGGCTGGCGGGATTAGACGCTGCCCAGCCAGCGGCTTTGCTTGACGGTTATGGTGGTCCTCCGCCGGTCATGGTCCTGCGAAGATCGCTTGGCACGGCGGCGGCACCGACTGCGGTATCGTCGGGGGCCAATTTAGCGATTGTGGCGGTGCAAGGGCGCGGGGCGACAAGCTATTTTACCGGCGCGCAGATTGTCACGGCCAGTCTCGAAGCCTGGACCGATACGGCGCAAGGATCGCGGCTTGTCTTTCAAACCGCACCACTTGGCGGCACGGGGGCGCAGACGAGGGGCTGGTTCGCACAGGGAGCGGTGGTTGCTGACGGCACCGGCAACCCGCCGACCGGCGGCACGGGTGGCGACATGGGTCCCGGCACGATCAACGTCGCGAGCGGGTACTATGTCAACGGCGGCGGTGCGGCGGGTGTTGCCCTGGTAGCGTCCGGCAACAGCTACATCAACGGCGGCAACGTCGGCATCGGCACGACGGGGCCGGGAGCGAAGCTGCACGTTTCGGGACCTGACTCGAGCAATCTTCTTTATGTATCCGGCGGGAGCAAGGCGATCCGC